AGTAATTAATGCGCCATCAGTATCAAAAAAGCCTTTCCATGCTTGTATTTGTGCGCCTTTAATTTGATTTCCTAAAACCCATCCAAGCATGGCTGTATCAATGCCTACCATAGTAAAAATTGTTTCATTGGCAGTAGATTTAATATCACGCTGAGTATCGCCTACCTTCATTAAAATACCTAATGCGCTAAAAGGCTGTGAATCAACGGCTGAAATAGTTAATGGCGATGCTGTAGTTGCAAAGCGATATGTAGCATCAGGAGTAGTTACACGAACAAAATCCGCATAACGAATATTATTAGTATTTTGAACTGGAGCAATATTTTGCATTACAGGACACTTTCAAATGCTTTAAATGAACCAGACCATTGAATAAACGAATCATTAGTCATTGGCACAAGAGTATATGTAGGGTAATCCCTTAAAACAACTTGAAATGTAGTTCCTGTATAAGTGTTGCCGCCCATACTTACTGTAGTTCCATATTGACCAATAACAGCATTTATTGGGCTTACTAAAGTAGATATAAGGTTGCGATGAACAGGAATATTGACAGTAGTGCCAGACCCACGCAAAACATCAGCAGTAGCAATATACGCATATAATCCCACTTGGCAAAAATCACCTTGTTTAACAATATAAAGTGATGAACTAATAGAAGGAAGATTGCCAAGAACTAAAACTTTATTGGCAGAAGCTGTTTGCCATTGACAAGTAGATATTTGTCCAGAAGTCATATCGCCTTGATACTTAATATAGTTTACCCATCCAGTTGAACCAAAATTTAAATATTGAGCAATCGCTTTATCTGGGATTCTTAAAGAATTAAGCAAAGCTCTATTTTGACTATAAAGCAAATAATTCATTGGCTTCATTTCAAAAGCAAATGGAACTACTGTAATAATTTCAGAAGTGCTAATGCGTTGATTTCGGCTAACTACCTGACCTACAAATCTTTGGTCATTAATGCCTACTGTTTCGCTAATTGATAAAATATCTGTAAGTGCCATAATTATCTACCAGTTGGAATTGAACGATTAGCAGATTGGTTCATGCTCCAAATCGTCATTTTGTTTTTAGCAAGAAATTGGATTCCAGATTGAGTATCAATGGCTTGCATACTTTGAATTACAGGACCATTGTAGGTAATTCCACCGCCGCCACCTAAAGCATCACCAAGTTTATTGTTTGGAATAATTGTTCCAGCACCTCTTGGAATAAATAATTCTGGTCCTCTTTCACCAACTAAAGATGGAACTCCAATAGGGGGATTGCCACCTTCTGCAAAAGCTGGACCAACATAGCTTGTTACAGCACTCACTTGTTGTGGACTGCCGCTAAATAAACCACCTACTCCACCAAACATAGAACTAATACCTTGCATCATTAGCATACGCATTTGAATCTTGATAAGGTCTTTAATAATACTTTGCGCTAAATCGCCAAATGATAATTTTCCTGTATCAACAAACTTATCTAAAGCTGAATTCATATTGTTTGTAAAGCTGGCAAACATATCTTCCGCCATTTTTCCATAATTACCAGCATCTTCGGCATATTGAGAAAATGCTTTATGCCAACCAAATTCAAATGTTCTTTGCGCTTCTATTGAGCTTTGTTCAATTTGTTTTGCCGCTTTTGCAGATGCTTCCCCAATTTCTTTTACTTTAGCAATTTGTTTGTCGTATTCATCAAGGACTTTTTGTTCTGCACCACGACCAGCAGCGGCTTCACGCAATTTGGTAATTTCATCAATTTTTTTAGATGTTGAATCTAATTGCTGATTAATTGCTTCTTGAATCTTTTTTTCATTTGTAGTCATGCCAACCATAGCATCACGAACTTTTAATTGTTGTAATGAAAAATTAACTTGCCTTTGATATTCGCCAGAAATAAGACTAGCGGTATAAAGCATTTGTTTTTGTTTGTCGGCTTCTGGGTCTTTAGCGGCTGTAACTGTGCGGCTTGTATCTGCACCAGTAGCTTTTACGGCTGATTCTGGATGCAATAACTTATAAGCAAATGCTTTATCACCTTCTCTTAACTTCCCAACATAGGCATCGTATTCTTTAAGCCTATTCATAAAGTTATCAAATTTGCCATGAGCAATATCATCCATTGTCAATCCAATTAGATTGACTGCGGCATTAATTGTCTGGAATAAAGTAACCACTAACTGACCAGCATAAATCATGCCTTGAAACCATTTGCCAGCAATATCCATTACATTTTCCATTGCCCCACCAGTTTTATTTAAAGCATCAAACATGGTATTTAAAGCTGGCAAGAAAGCATTAGTAAACATTACCAATGTTTTAGTAGATTTAGCCTCTAGCTTATCGTGTAGGTCTGCGGCATTAGATACAGCATCGGCATATTTTTTAAATTCATCAGAAGATTCGGAGATTAACTTGTTAAAGTTCTCCATATCAACGCCTTTTATTCCTTTTCCAAATAAAGCTATTGCTACTCCAGTTCTACCAGCAACATCACCCATTTGAGCAATTCCAGCAGTAGTTTTATTGAGCAGTTGCTCTGTGGACATACTAGCTAAATCTTTAAGAGTAACTCCAGCCCGCGCAAAAGCATCTTGAGCAGTTTTTGAACCTTGGGCGGCTTCATCAATTTTTTGAACAAACTTGGTAAGGTTTTTTGCGGCATCATCAGAATGACCGCCAGATTGTTCTAACGCTTCTGAAATCTTTAGGATGCTGGCAATACTAATATCGGTAGCATCAGAAAGATCGGACATACGATCCGAAAACTCTAATGCTTTTGCAGTCATGGCGGCAAATGCGGCAACGCCTACAGCCGCCAAAGTAGGAATTTTGTTGGCTAAATCAGTTAATTGATTTTTAGCCTTTTCAATTCCTTGAGTAAAATCGGTAGTTTCTAACCCTAGCTTTACAGCTAATTGTGCGATGGTATTTGCAATCTTATGTTCCTACCTTTCTACTATACTTTTAATACATTTGGTGCGCCTGGGTGCATCATTGCAAAAGCTATTAAGTTTTTACTAACTTGCTCCCGTTTTGCTTCCTCAGTTAATGGTGGATAAAGATAATCGTACTGATTCGGTATTATATCTTGTAATTTATATGGTGAACCGCCTTTTGGCAATAAACTATTAAAATGCCCAGCCACATGACTACCCAATACTTGCAATAATCCTAAATTGCCAATAACGCCATCGTTATACATAATGCAAATGTCATTAAAGGTTTCTTCATCAACTGTTGCTGGGTCAGTACCATGAGCCGTTAAATAAGCCTTAACTTGCTTACGGACTGACCTTACTACTTTCCCCTTGTATCCTTATAGGCTGGAGATATAACTTCTCCAATCTTTTCAATTAACTCTAATTGAATAGAAAACGGAAATAACTCATCAATTTCAGCATAAGTTAAATCTTCCAAAGAATATCCTTCTTCTGGAACTAATAACTTAATCATTTCTAAAATACGATATTCTGTTAAATATTTATTCTTGGCAGTATCCATCATTGATCTGCCTTGAATAGTAATATCGTTTTCTTTAAAAATAATTCCCAAATCTGTATTAATAGATTCTTTTGTTGGGTCAAAATTCTTGGTTAATTCTTTATAATATTCATTTACCTTAACATCATCCAATATTCTCATGCGTTCAAGCATGGCTTCATACTCGGATGTAAGTGGAATCTTTACTTTAAAAGTATTTCCAGCAAGTTCAAATGAACGGATGCGAATTAGGTCTTTGTTTTCGGCAAACTTTTTGCCAAATGCTTCTACTAAATTGCTCATATCTTTCCTTATTTACTGTTTTTTGCTTTGTATTTGTCTAATGCTAATCCTAGATTATTGCCTAAATTATCGGTTACTGCTTGCGATTGAGATTCTAAAGATGTTCGCATATATGGATGTGCCGCCATTTTATAGCTTCCAAACTCTTGCACATTGGCACGGGCATCTGATTTAATGCCAACTTCCTTAGTTCCAGACTTTTTATTTAGCCATTTCTTTTTTGCTAAAACATTGCCAGGGGCGGTTGTTACAAGAGCCATAGCGACTTGCCCAGGATTGTAATATCTAGAACGCTTATCTTTAGAAGATGGTTTTCTAGCTTCAATTCTAAGGGATTGGGACAATGCTCCAGTATCTACTGGTGCTCTCATACGAGCCATAGACAAAACAGGCTTCATAGCCTGTCTAACACCACTTACTAAAATTTTCTTTTGATCTTTTTCACCAAAATCGGCTTGGATTTCAGAAAAGACTTCTTCAAGTTCTTTAAA